GTTGATCGCCGCAGGGTTCAACGCATTGAAGTCGAACGCTGGTGAATAGCCACCTCCCGGCAGAGGCACCGGGATGTCAACTGGTGCAATCTGTGGCACCGCGTCTTGTTTGGTCGTGCTATGACTTGAACGCTCAATAGGAATGCCAAGATCATCAGCGCTGTGTTCAGCACCGGTCCACCATGCACGCAACCAGTGAGGCTGCATCAGTGCGTTCATCTCGTCTAACCACTCGTCGAGATGCACCAACTGTTCGACCTCGACACCAGTCGTGACGTGCGCCAGTTGATCAGCACTGACACGGTCACTGAGGTCGAAGATGTGCCGACGAATCATGCGCTCGACAGCGGGTTCCTGTCGTGCCAGTTCTTGCCAGACGACTGGCAAGTCAGACACCTCTTCAGCGAGTGCACGTTGTACGACGGTGACGGCTTCGGTGTCACCCGCGTCTTTCAGCACTGCCAGATGGTCATCCCACCCGTCAGCAATCACATCACCTTCTGGTGGTGTCTCACCGGCCACGGTCGCCGGGACCGGTGCGGGTGGCACGCTTGGTGTGCGTACCGGCATCAGGTTCATCGGCATCATGTGGACCTGACCAGCGTCGTCGTCGAGCGTCTCTTGTCCTTGCAGCGTTCTCCACTCGTCAACCTTCATCGCCCACGGTGCCGCCTTCGCCGCGTCTAGCATGTGCGCTCGGTCTTCCTGCACTGGAGACACAAAGTCCAAGACCAGTCGGTCGTCGTATTCAGGGATGAGTCGTTCTTGTAGTTGCGACCGTAGGAACTCCAGTCGCGGTGTGATGACCCATCGGCTGAACAGGTAGTCAGCCGATTCAATCGTCGCTCGGTTGCTGTTGTTCAAGATGCCCAGCAGTTCAGGTGGAATGCCGAACACCTGCACGATGGTGTCGCGTTCGTGTTTCCGCAGTTCAACCAGTTGCAGTTCTTGCAGTGACTGGTTGACCTCATGCACTGCAATCTCACGACCGACAAAGAACGGCTTGAACGCACGCCAGAAGCCTTGATGTCCATCAAGCCAGCGTTCCTCTAGTCGACGCACTTGGTCTTGCTGCAACCCGATGTCGTGTGCGCCTTGCTGTTTCGGCCAGATGATCATGTCGGGTCGAGCGCGATTGAAGAACAGTTGGCGTGTGTGCTTCGCGGCATACTCGTCCGTTTCTAATTCATCAGACAGCGACCGTGCCATACCGGTGCCTCTGGTGTACGGGTTCGACGGGTCAAGGTCAGCCATCCACAAGACCTCTGTCTCTGGAATCGTGCCTTGCCATGCGCCGAAGCTGACCTCATACGACCGACTCGACGGTGTTGGTGTCGACTGTATCCAGTCAGGTGGTACAGGCCAGAACTCGACCGGTGCACCGAACGCATTGCGCTCCTTGATCCAGAACGATTCACCGACAAGGTCGAGATGGAGTTGCGTCAACTTAAACAACGACTGCCCGACCATGTACGAGTTCGCGTTGTTCAGCGCATCGAGAAGAATATGATTCTCGACTTCTGTGACCTCGTTGGTCTTGCGAAGCAATGCACGACGAGACTTGGAGTCCGCCGACCGTTGAATCGTTCGCACGTCTCGACGTTGGCCTGACGTCGGTGCATAGAGTCGCCACTGTGTCGTCGAGGCGGCGACCGATGTCGCCACTCGTTGTGCGACAGCACGCAACCACGGCATCGTCGAATAGGCCGCAAGGATGCTGGCGGTGCCGCGATACGGTGGATCGCCAGTGCTCCCTGAGAAGATGCCACCCAGCATCCCATGCGCTTGTCGTGCGCTGTCGTCAGAGAAGATCCCGGCAAACGCCTTGGCCGCAATCGACACACGAGTCCCAAGCGAGCGAGAGGTCTGCATCGTTCGACTATGGCACGTCAGGTGCAGCGTGTCCACTAGTCGATGGTGGTGTCTCTGTCGTGACACCGACCTGATACAGACTCGCCCACGACGTCAGCAAGCCAGACGCGTACGCCAGCGCAATCGCAGCCAGTGCCACGTCGTTCATCACGACCACCGCTGTCGCCAGTGCGGTCGTTGCAGCACAGTTGATGACTAGGGTTAGGTTTAGCATGATCGTCTCGTACAGCGCAGCCTAGCGAGTCTGATGACATGTTCTGGCTCACCACCGTGACGCACTGGGCGGAAACCATGCGCCATCGTGTTGTGCGACCTCTCGCACGTGTTCGCTGGAGTCTCGTTTGGTGTCTCCACCACCCCATGTCTCGATGTCGTTCGACCCGTAGATAACCAGCGCCGTCAGACCCCACACCAACGCATCGAGACGGTCAGGCGATTGTTCTCCCGGCACCCACGACGTCAACTGGTCTTCAAGGTCTGGATACAGACCGACATGTCTGACTCGACCTTGTGAGTAGAGTGCCGCGACCGGTTCGGCTCGCGTCAGCTTGCCGCGACTCGCTCTGACTGGCACATACGGCACGACGCTACTGGACCGTTCGCCTTCACGGTGCAACGCCTTCGCGCACTCCTTGACCGTGAACCCAACCATGTCGCCACCGTTGTTCACCTCGCCAACAATCTGGTCGGCTTCAAACTCGTCATAGAGTCGCACCGCTTGACGGCCCCACTCATCCGGCGTGCCGTGTCGACTGCCATCAGCCAAGACATACGCACAGCCGTCAGCCGTGGACCCAACCGCGACGACACCGGCTTCTGAACTGTCTTCAGATGCGGTCGCTGGTGGGTCAATCGCCACAACAACACGCACGAGTTCCTTCGGCGCTTCTGGTGCGCGATGTTTGTCGAGAACCGACCGCGACCACAGCGCACCGGGACGGTCGCTGATTAGTAGACCTTCAAGTTCCTGCTGGCCGAGGTATGTGCCTTCGTAACGTTTGATAAGACGTTCAAAGAACTTGCCTGACAGGTTGCTGCGATTGTCGTAGATCGACCCGTGCGTCACGTGACAGTGTGGATCGTCGACCAGTCGCTTGATGATGCCGATGGGTCGCGGTGTCGTCGTCACCACGATGCGTGGATTGTCTGGTAAACGCACCGCCATGACCAGCGTGTCCCACGTCTCTTGTGCGTGATCGTATTTCGCAAGCTCATCAATCCATGCACAGTGAAAGTTCGGACCACGCAAGTCTTCCGGTTTCTCAGAACTGAACAGTCGTGCTTCTGACCCGTTCGGCCACTTGAGTGACCGTTGACTTGGTGTGTACTCCGGTCGGAAGTCAGGCGGTGAGGTCGCAAGGATGCCAGACTCACCACCCACCATCACGTCACGACAGTCAGCAGGAATACGTCCAATGATCGCCAGCCGTTGTCCCGGTATCTGCGCTTGCTCGATGATCCACTGTGCACCGGCACGTGTCTTGCCGAAGCCACGACCGGTCATCAACAACCAGATGCCCCAGTCACCCGTCGGTGCAATCTGACTCGGTCTTGCCCAGAAGCGCCACTCATAGCGCAGCAGTGCGGCCTCGGCTGGTGTCAGCTTCTGCAGTCGACGCTTGCCGACCTGATGCGCTGCCGCTGTGACCGCCAGCGATTCATTCGGTGATGAGTCGTCGGTCGCCCGGTGCGACGACGTCGACGATCTGCGTGAGCTTGGCATTCAGACTCGCTCTGGCTTGTCGGACCTCTTCAATCGATAGTGTCCCGCTGACATTCACGTTGACGTTCTCGCCGTAGACCTCTGGACGCAAGTTCTTCAGCAGGAAGATACCCGCAATCGTGTCGCGTTTCATCGCACGTGCCATCAGTGTCGCCTCGATGACGTCGATGCCGTCTTGAAGCGCTTCTTGCCATGACACAGCAAACGTCGAGTCAACCGCACGCAGTCGATACGCTTCAGACCGAGAGACGCCAGCCTTCTGACACGCAGCACGCACGTTCGGGAGTTGTTGCAATGCCGCCAAGAACACCGGTGTCCACTCGCCAACACCCTTTGGCTTGTAGCCTTTCGGTCGTCCCGGTTTGCGCTTGGCTTTTTTTGGTATGTCCACTTATACGCCTGACTTGCTCGCCGCCGTGTCGACTTTCACAGCGGTGCTTCCTGTGTAGGCTTCCCATCGGTCAATGATGATCTGACAGTACACAGGTTCAATCTCAATACCATAGCATCGACGACCAGCCTGTTCAGCAGCGATCAACGTCGTGCCTGTGCCAGCAAACGGGTCCAGCACCGTGCGTGCACGGTCACACAAGACGGTCAACACCCACG